AATGGCGGTGGCATTATAAGGAAAAAATATGGCACAAGATTTTAGAAACGATCTACAAAGAAACATTGGAACAGGTGATACTACTTTAATAACTGCTGGCGACTTTGATGCAGTAATTGGTATTAGATGTTGTAATGTTACATCTTCTACAATCAAAGTTAGTGTTAAAATTGCAAATGGTGGTAATGACTTTTTTATAGCTAAAGAAGTTGTAGTTCCACCTAATTCATCTATTGAATTAATTCAAGGTGGCGCGAAGATTGTTTTAAAAAATGGCGATGTATTAGAAGCAGTTTCAGACACGGCAAGTAGTTTGGATGTAGTTACTTCTTTCATCGACACAATTAGTTCGTAAGGAGGATTATGACTGCAGTAATAAATGGAATCCAATATATTGGAGGACAGACATCACCAAATGACTTCATTAATAATCAAGCATCTACTATGGATGGTACGCAAACTGTTGAGAACGGAGTTCTTGCAGGTCCGATAACTATACCTGGTACAATAACAGTAACAGGGACATTGGTAATAGTTTAATGAGTAAAATAGAAGTTGATGAAATAGTTAAACAAAGTGGTTCCACTCTTACATTAGGAGGACCAGGAACTGCTGTGACTTTAGGATCTGGTGCAACTCAAACAGGTTTTGGTCGTACTGGAACTGTAGATTGGTGTACAACAGCTAAAACATCTCCGTTTACTGCCGTGTCAGGCGACGGATTTTTTGTTAACACAACAAGCGGTGTAATAACAGTTACACTACCAGCCTCACCATCTGCTGGAGATATTGTGGCATTTAAAGATTACGCAGGCACTTGGGATAGTAATAAAGTAACTCTTGCTAGAAATGGTTCTAAAATTAACGGAACTTGTTCTTGTGCTGAATTAACTACTGAGAATCAATCAGTAACTTTAATTTATGTGGATGGGACTAAAGGTTGGCAAGATATTCATGACTCTACTGCTGGAGTTACAGGTGCAAGGTTTATATCTGCATCAGGCGGTACAGAAACAACTGATGGTAATTTTAAAATTCATACATTTACTGGAGACGCAGATTTTATAGTAAGTTCTGTTGGAAATGCAGCGGGAGGTGGAGATAAAGTTTCATATATGGTTGTTGCAGGTGGTGGCGGTGCAAACACTGCTGCTGGCGGAGCAGGTGGTTTTAGAGAAGGAAAAGATACACCAACAGATTCTTATACTGCTAGTCCATTAGCAGCAGCTTGTTCAGGTTTAACAGTAACAGCAACTACTTTTCCAATCACAGTAGGTGGTGGTGGAGCAGCAGCAAGTAACAATGGGACTCCTTCAATTTTTTCAAGTATTACATCAGCTGGTGGTGGCGGAGCAGGTGGACCAAATCCAAATAATGCGAGTTCTAGTGGTGCTGCAGGTGGCTCTGGTGGAGGTGGAACTCAAGGAGCGGCATTGCCCGGACCTCAAAGACCAGCGTCAGGTGGAGCAGGTAATACACCTCCTGTATCACCTCCTCAAGGTAATCCTGGAGGAGGCGCAGCAAGCTTTGATCAAACTGGAGCTGGAGGCGGTGGTGGTGCTGGAACAGCGGGAGCATCTTCAACTGCACCCCCTGCACCTAATTCAGCAGGAATAGGTGGAGCTGGTGGAGATGGTGTTGGAACTGCTATTCATCCAAATTCCCCTTCTCCAGTTGGAACTCCAGGACCCGATGGTTCATTAAGATATTTTGCTGGAGGTGGAGGTGGAAGTCATTATTCTCCAGCTGCACCTGCAACTCCAATTTCAGGAGGAGTTGGTGGTGGTGGAGATGGAGGTATATGGAATGGTTCAAGTAATATAGCAGGAGGAACAGGAGGCACTGCAAACACAGGTGGTGGAGCTGGTGGAAAAACAGGACCTTGTGCTCAAGCTGGAGGATCGGGTATAGTAATAATAAGATATAAGTTTCAATAATTATGACAAGTACAATTAAAGTAGATAATATAAATAAAGTTTCAGACGATTCTAACATTATTAAAAAATGTGGGACAACCACTACAGTTGGATCAGGTTCTGGTCAAACAATTGTAGTTGATGGTGCAACAGTAACATTAGGTAGATGTGGTGGTGCTGTTAATCTTGCATCAGGCGCATCGCAATCAGGATTTGGTGATCCAGCTTCTGCTGTATTATTTTGTACAACAGCAAAGACTTCTCCTTTTACAGCCGTTAATAAAGTTGGATATTTTGTAAATACATCAGGTGGAACGATAACAGTTACATTACCTTCTTCTCCAAGTGCTGGAGATATCGTAGCATTTAAAGATTATGGAGGAACTTGGAATGTAGCTTGTAAACATGTGGTAGTAAATAGAAACGGATCAAAGATTAACGGATTTTGTGGAAATGCACGTTTAACTACACAAAATCAATCAGTAACTTTAATATATGTAGATGGAACAAAAGGTTGGCAGGACATTCAAGATTCTACAGCAGCAGTTAGTGGAAATATTTTATACAACGTAGAATATGTAGTTGTGGCAGGTGGAGGAGGAGCATCAGGACCTTCAAATTATGGTGGTGGTGGAGGTGGTGCAGGTGGTTATAGAACAGCTACAGGGTTCCCAGTAGGATCAAACTGCGGACCTTATACAGTCACTGTAGGCGGTGGCGGAGCAGCTTCTTCTTCGTCTCCAGCTTGTAATGGAGTTAATTCAGTTTTTTCAACTATAACATCTGCTGGTGGAGGAGGTGCAGCTGGCGCTCCTGGCGGAGTAAATTCTGGAACTGGAGGTAATGGAGGAAGTGGTGGAGGAGCTTCTTATGGTACTGGTGGATCAGGAAATACCCCTCCAGTAAGTCCACCACAAGGAAACGATGGCGCTCCTGGCGTAGTTGGTTCATCAAATGTAAGATCAGGTGGCGGTGGTGGAGCTGCAGGTGCAGGAACAACATCACCAAGTGCAAACACAGGTGGTGATGGTGGTATAGGTGCAACAACAGCAATTTTTGGATCAGCTCCTCAAGCTCCAACTTATGGAACACCAGGACCAGCTCCTGGAAGATATTTTGCAGGAGGTGGAGCAGCTAGAGGTGGTGCAAATAATCCTGGAGCAAGTGGTACTCCAGGGACAGGTGGATCAGGTGGTGGTGGCACACCAAGTGGAGCTAACGGAACAGCCAATACAGGTGGTGGTGCAGCAGGAAACAGATTATCAGCTGGAGGTGCAGGTGGATCAGGAATAGTAATTATCAAACATGCTACAGCAGATGCAAGTCCTTCAGTATCAGGAGGAAATGTAGTTCTAACTTGTGGCTCTGATACTATTAGAATATTTACATCAGATGGGACATTTACAGCATAGGAATTAAATTATGAGTAAAATAAAAGTAAACGAAATAGAAAATAGAACAGGCAGCACACTTACATTAGGTAAGTCAGGCACAACAATACAATTAGCTTGTGGTGCTACACAAACAGGATTTGGTAGAACAGGGACAGTTGACTGGTGTACGACTGCAAAAACAAGTCCTTTCACAGCAACAAGTGGTTCAGGATTTTTTGTAGATACTTCAGGCGGAGCTGTAACAGTTACTCTACCAGCATCACCTAGTGCTGGTGATATAGTTTCAATAAATGATTTAAAAGGAAAATTTGGTTGTAATGCTGTTACATTAGGCAGAAACGGATCTAAAATAAAAGGCAATTGTAGTTGTGGTACTTTAGATAAAGCTAGAGAATCGGTTACAGTAATTTATTCAGGATCATGTCAAGGATGGGTTAATACAGCAGATGCAAACGTAACTTGTGGTTCTGCCATAAGTTTTCAATACAATATAAGATATTTAGTAGTAGCAGGTGGTGGAGGCGGAGCAGCCATTTGTGGTGGTATGGGTGGTGGTTCAGCTGGTGGAGCAGGTGGTTATAGAACAGTTTGTTCAGCAAATTTTGCAGTTTTATCAGGAGCATCATTTCCAATTACAGTAGGTGGGGGTGGAGCTGCTGGAACAACTCCTCCAAGTTTTAGTCCTACAAATGCACAAGGTGCTAATGGAACTCCATCAGTTTTTTCAACAATTACCTCAACAGCAGGTGGATATGGTAGTTATGCTGCATCACCTCCAGGAGGTCCAGGAGGTCCAGGTGGATCAGGTGGAGGTTCAAGTGGTGGAACTTGCAGTCCAGGCGGAATAGGAAATACACCACCAGTCAGTCCACCGCAAGGCAATAATGGTGGTGATGATGGTGGACCAGCTAGAGGATCAGGTGGAGGTGGTGCAAGTGCTGCAGGTCAAGATGGTGATGGTCCAACTAATACAGGAGTAGGTGGTGCAGGATCAAATACAACAATTTTAGGTTCAATACCGCAAGCACCAAGTTATGGAGAACCAGGACCAAATCCAGGAAGATATTTTGCTGGAGGTGGAGGCGGTGGAATTTATTCAGGTTCACCACAATTACCTGTTTCAGGTAATGGTGGATTAGGTGGAGGCGGAGATGGTGGAACACCAGGTACAGGTTCTGCTGGTACAGTCAACACAGGCGGTGGTGGCGGAGGTGGAGGAAGATCAGGATCAGCTCCAACTGCATCAAGAGGTGGTGGAGCAGGAGGTTCAGGAATTGTAATTATCCGTCATGCTACAGCAGATGCAAGTCCAGCAGTTAGTGGTGGTAATGTTGTTGCAACTTGCGGATCAGATACAATTAGAATATTTACTGCAGATGGGACATTTACAAGTTAAATTAATGGTTTTACAAACTTTAACAAATAATATATAAGGAGAACATTATGGCACATTACGCAAAATTAGGAGCAAACAATAAAGTTATAGCAGTTCATGTTGTAGCTGATTCTGATTGTCTAAATGCTAGTGGTGTTGAAGATGAAGAAGTAGGAAGACAGTTTTTGGAAAGAATCCATAGCTGGCCTCTTTGGAAAAAAACATCTTACAATACAATGGGCGGACAACACAGATTAGGCGGAACACCTTTAAGAGGTAACTACGCAGGTATAGGTATGACTTATGATGAGGATAACGATATTTTTATTAGTAAGAAACCTTATCCTAGTTGGACTTTAAATGTGGCAGAAGCAAGATGGCAATCACCTGTTGGTGATGCACCAGCGTTATCTGAAGAAGAACAATCTACTCATTATTATGAGTGGAATGAATCTACAGGTGCTTGGGATAAGATCGCTAGATAATCCACTTGACATTATTATTAAGTTTTATTACATACTAAATAGGTATGCAAAAGAAAGTATTAACTGAAGTCGACTTATATCATGGTGAGATTGCAATGCCAAAAGGCTTTGAGATTGATCTTGATAAGATAAGAAACGACATTATAGAATCTTACATAAAACAAAAAAGAATAAACAACAATCCTAGAGCTTATGCTTTTGATGATTATGTTGTGCCTTTTTCACAACCATTGCAATGGATGCAAGATTATATAAGAGATCATTGGAGAGCTGAATATGGTAGAACTTTAGTACAAAAAACTATGCATGGTAATGTCATGCATCCTAAAGAAAAATCTTGGACAAGACATCAAGTTGAACCTGTTGATTTACGTAATTCACCCGATTACACACTTATTTATGGTGTTGATGTTAAAGAAGGTTCTTCAGAATGTATTATCGAATATGATGATAACAGAAGAAAAAATAGAACTTGGCACATACCTATAAAGAATAATGAATTTATAATGTTTCCTGCTACTAATAAATATTCTTTTTCACCTAATACCTCTAACGGTTTAAATATAATTTTAACAATTAACTATGAATATATCTAATTACTATTGGTACTTTGAATCTGCAATACCACCAAGGATTTGTGATCTTATTGTTAAATATGGTAAAGCAGAAAAGAATAGAGAGATTATGGCCATTACAGGTGGTTATGGTAGAGATAGAGATTTAAATAAACAACCTCTTACAAAAGAAGAAGTAAAAGATTTACAAAAGAAAAGAGATTCAAATATTGTTTGGATGAATGATAGATGGATATACAAAGAAATTCAACCTTATGTTCATATGGCTAATAAAAATGCAGGTTGGAATTTTGATTGGGATTATTCTGAATCTTGTCAGTTTACAATATATAAAAAGGGTCAGTATTATGATTGGCACTGTGATGGTTGGGATAAAGCTTACGTGGAAGAAGGTCCAACAAACGGTAAGATTAGAAAACTATCTGTAACAGTTAGTTTGACCGATCCAAAAGAATACAAAGGTGGAGAGTTAGAGTTTGACTTTAGGAATTTAGATCCTGATAAAAAACCTAATATTAAAGCGTGCACTGAAATATTACCAAAAGGCTCTTTGGTTGTATTTCCTTCATTTGTATGGCATAGAGTCAAACCCGTAACAAAAGGAGTAAGGCATAGTCTAGTGATATGGAATCTAGGTTATCCATTTAAATAATATGAATGATATAAAACAAGGCGGAAGTAGTACACCAAAAGGACATGTAGATTTTAAGTCTGCATTTTATTTTCAAACACCTATTTGGATTGCAGAAGCACCTATGTTTCTTAAAAACGCAATCAAGGTAACAGATAAATATATTAAGAAAGCCGATAAACTTCTTAAAGATAAATTAAAGAATGAACCTAAATGGAAAAAAGATATAGGTACATTTGGTTTATCAAAACATAGTGAAAGTTTTTCAAATGATCCTAAAATAAAAGATCTAGTACAATTTATAGGTCAGAGATCTTATGAGTTTTTAGATTGGCAAGGATTTAATTTACAAAACCATAGCTTACACTTCACAGAATTTTGGGTACAAGAGTTTAGTGAAAAAGGTGGTGGTCATCATGATACACATGTTCATTGGAATCAGCATGTATCAGGATTTTATTTTTTAAAATGTAGTGAGAAAACATCTTATCCAATATTTCATGATCCAAGACCTGGTGCAGAAATGACAAAATTATTTATGAAAAATCAAGAACAGATTACATTAGGATCTAATCAAGTTCATTACAAACCAAAACCAGGAACAATGATTGTATTTCCAGGTTATGTTCCACATCAATTTGCAGTAGATGCAGGCATAGAACCATTTAGATTTATACATTGGAATATTAAAGTTGTTGAAACAGCAATATCAAAAGAAAGGAGTAATAATGAGCTTTCAAAAAAATAAATATTGTGTCATCAAAGAAGCTGTACCAAAAGAGATAGCAACATTTGTTTACAATTACTTTTTACTAAAAAGACAAGTTGCAAGAACTTTGTTTGATCAAAGGTATGTCTCTCAATTTACAGAGGAATGGGGAACGTGGGCAGATTCACAAGTTCCAAATACATATTCTCACTATGCAGATATAGCTATGGAAACTTTGCTTATGAGAACTTTACCTATTATGGAA